GTGTACTCCTGCGCCTCGTCGATCACCAGCAGGTCGAACCCCTCGCCCAGGCCGCCCTTTGAGGAGCGGGTGCGGAACTCGATGCGCCCTTCCCCTTCCTTCAGACGGATGCACTCCCGCCCGGTGGCGCGGATAGAATCGTACTCGATCTTGGCCTTATCCAGAAGCGCGCACAGCCGCTCCCAGGCGGCGTGGCTGGTGGTGGTACGGTGGGCGGTGTGCAGGATGCGCTCGCCGTGTTCAAGGCCCCACATCTCCCGCATGGCCGCGATCTCGTTCTTGCCGTTGCGCCGGGGCACCGACCAGCCGAACTTGGTATGGACCCACAGCCCTTCCCCGTTTTCGGCCAGAATGTCGAACAAAAGCAGCTGCTGCCACTCCTGGGCTACACGCCCGGTGGACTCATACAGCCGCACCGCCTCCTGTCCCCGGGTCTTTTTGTAGGGCAGGACCACCGAAGCGGTGGGCGTCTGCCGGCCAAGACGCACGGCGGGCTTTTTCGGCGGTGATTTTTGTTTGGCTGTGGGCATATCCTCGCTTCCTCCGCTGCGCGTTCATGGCCCCGCCTTCCTGCAGACGGACACAAAAAAGCGCCTTTGCACTCGAGTGCAAAAGCGCAGAAAAAAACCACGGTGCCGGCGGCATCGTGGTTTATGCTCGATAAACGATTTTTGTTATCTCCTCTTTGGAGATTTCCAAAGTGTCACTCTCCTGCAGAGGCGGCGCTGCGGTCTCCACGAGAAACGCCTCACCGTCTCCATACCGTTCAAGTACCGTGACCTGCCGGCCATCGCGCAGAAGCACAACATCCAATTCTTTGGGTGCCATCCAGGTCACCTCCCTTTCTCCTCGTAAACGTAAATCGTGACCAGGCGCAGCACGCCATGATCTTTGCTGACCTGCCACCCGGTTTTTACCGTTGCCTGTTTTCCGTTCGGGCCGGAAAAAAGCATTCTCACTTCATACCGCCGGCCATACTGCGTTTCCGGCCGAGGGGTCGCTTTCCACAAAAGCAGACCCTGGCGAATCGCCGCTTCCAATTCCCGTTCGTTATTTACAGTATATCCCAAAGCGTCACGAAACGCAATCGCTTTTGCGCGGCCAGTGGGATGATCCATATTCAGCGCATACCCGGCCAGTTTCTCTGCCGGAATCACTGCATTCTCGTGGCCCGGCAGAAGTTCTTCTTTGGAAACAGCGCGATATTGCTCTGTGAACCGTCGGAAGCGTTCCTGCTCATTCATCTGCTTTTCCCGCTCAAATTCTGTTTGGCGGCGCTGCTGGGCAGCATCATTCTCTGTCCACAAAACTTTTCTCCTGCCGCTGCCCGGGTCATATTCCAGAGAGCACCGGCAGCGGGCATGGCGTCGGTAAACATCTCTGGGGACATTTGGGTAACTGTAGCTGCCTGCCATGCGGCTGCACCATTCACAGCACTTACCGCTGGTCCGGCGGATGATTTTCGGATTCAGCCCGGCTTTCCCCTGGAACTCGATGTTCCGCCGCACCGTTTCATCCACCACGGCGCGGCTGAAGGTGATCACAGGCTCATTGAGAAGATCCGCCACGTCATCGTAGCGCACAGCGGCGGCCAGCTTGTTCAGCAGTCCCGCCACCCGGTCCTCGTCCAGCGGCGCCGCCTGCGCCTTGAGGCCCAGGCCGGCGGCGGCGTTCAGGGTCTGTTGCACCTGCACCGCCGCGCCGGATACCAGCGCGTGGTCCTCTTCCAGCAGCGGCCGCACCACCCGGTCGGCAATGTTCCAGTACATGCGCCCGTCCGGCAGGTCCGCGCCGGTGATGAAGGCAAAGGCATCGGCCAGGGCGCGGCCCACCTCCTCAGCGTAGTCGCCGGCGTCAGCGTATCCCGCTTTGCCGGCGGCGATCTTCTCCAGCAGCGCGCCGGCCCGGCTCGTGCTCAGGTTGTTTTCAAACAGCGCTTGCAGACGCTCCAGCAGCGCGGGGGCCATATCTTCCATGGGGCCGCCTCCTCAGCTTTCGCCGGCGATACCGGTCAGATCCCGCAGGTTGTTCGCTCCGAAATAGCCCGGCAGCGCTCCGTTGATCTTGCCCACACCGTCGCCGATGGCCGAGAGGGTGGCCGCGTCCGGTTCAAACACCGGCTCCCACACGGCCCGGGTCAGATACAGCTGCTCCCGCTTATAGGGATAGCGGTCCCGCACGCAGGCGGCCAGATACCCGGCGTTCAAAAAGCCGCTGCCGAAGGTGCGCTGGGCCTTGCGGGCAGCCAACCGCAGATTCTCGTGGCTGGCCTTGATGGCCTCGGCGCTGGAGGGGTTGTCGGTGACAAAGCCCAGGTCATCCAGCGTCAGGCCGGTCTCGCCGGCAAAGAGCGCCGCGAAGGTGCGCAGCTGCTCGGTGTAAGGGCTCATGCTCTGCTGGGTGAACTGACCCACGGTGGGCTTTTCGCCGTTCTCGTCCTTCGTGAACTGAAGCATGCTCGACAGGGTCGCCCGCCAGGAATCCAGAGGGTCCGCATCCGGCGAGAGGCCCAGAACATACTTCTGCGGAAAGGAGTAGAACTCCGCGCTGATCTCCGACCGTTTGAGGGTGCGCAGCGCCCCCTGCACAATGCCCATGCAGGCGCGGCTGATCCGGCTGTGGCCAAAGGGCCGCGCGGCGTCCGGCCGGTAGATGATGGGCACCAGCAGCGGATAGGGCGCGTCGTTTTTGTCGGTACGGATGGTCCCCCGCCCTTTCTGGTGGTACTCGGTGCGGCCGGGTGTGAAGTAAGCTTCCAGAACCGGTGCTCCGGAATCGCTGCGCTGCAGCACGGCATACCCTTCCTGCAGCAGGCCCGTGATGGGGTCCAGCACGCCGGTGGCATTGCCGCCGTCGATGACCTGCAGCCGAGGAAAACCGTTCGCGTCGGGCGAGATGTAGATGAAGCTGCAGCTGGCGACCATCGCCGAAAGGATGGCGCTGTCGAACAGCACGTCGGCGTTGTTCATCTGGTAGATACCGTTCAGCTGGAAGTTGTCGTCCCGGAACTCCCGGAACGCCAGCCGGTCGGCCAGGGAGTCCACCGCCTTTCCGCACCAGCCCAGGGTCTCGCTGAAAGCCCGGAAGACCGGCGGCGTCACAAGGCCGAAGTCCCGCACCGCGTTTTTCATCTCATAATACCGATACCGCATCAGCACCCGGGTGCGCTTTTGCACCAGCTTTGTGCGCAGGTATCCGATGCCTTTGTAATCCGCCATGATGACGCTCCTTTTACTTTTCGCGAGAAAATATTCGTAGTGACGGCGTGAAGCTCAAAGCCACCCCCGGGGAGGGGGGCATGCCCCCCTATCTGCTCCTGTATGCAGCCCAATCGCAAGACTGCGGAAGCTGGCGCGGAGCCACTGTCTGCGCCTGCTCGCCGCCGCTTTGCGGGCGCAGCAGCCGGTCTGATTTCTGCCGATTGCAGCACCAGTGGGCCAGCTGCAAGTTGGCCATGTCGCTGGGGTGCCCGCCCTTTGCGATGGGCACGATGTGGTCGATGCAGGCCGACAGTGGATGCGGATATTTCAGCGAGAAGTCCACAGGCTTGCCGCAGATGCCGCACACTGTCTGGGTGGCGTAGATGCGTTTCTTGTTCCGCTCAAAGGCCAGGCGGTGGGTGCCGTCCTGGTCGGGGCGGTTTTTGTTTTTGGACATGGGGGCCTCCTTTTGGTATCTGCTCGCGTCGGGACTGATTTTGCAAGCATAGCGCGTGGATATCCGCGCACAATAAGACCCGCCCCGGCAGCACGATAACAGAAGGAATTGGTCACTGATGTGTTGAGCTTCTTCCGGCGCCGGAGCGGACTATGGAGGATCGAGCCGCCCCGGGCCTCCCGCAGCCCGTAACGGCATAAAAAGGCACCAGCCCCGGTATAGAGCTGGTGCTTTTGCAATCTCTCTTTTTACCATCATACCACGGATTTTTAGAAATTTCGTCCGCTTTTTTTCCGCTCTTTCTTATGCGTCTACTACCCCATAGCGTGCCATGGTAAAGTCGCGGATAGCGCTCTCCCGCAGTTCGTAAACCCTGGTACGTTCCAGGTGAAGCTTTTCAGCCAAGTAATCCGCTCCACCCTGCACCCGGTTGATAAAAAATGCCTCCAGGATTTCCCGCTGCTGCTCATCCAGTGCCGCCAGTCCCCGCTCCACTGCGTCCACCCGGCGCTTGGTGATGCGCCAAGCCTCCTTTTTGCGCTCCAGCTCGTCGATGACGTCGATCCACCGGCCCTCCGCCGTGCTGGAGCCTCCCTGCACCGGCACAGCGTCGGCCGTCGGTGAGCTTGTTCCATAAGTACGGGCGCGCAGCTCCCTGATCTCCTCCGCCAGGCTCTCCATGGCCGCCTTGCGCTTTTCATGGCAACGCAGGTCAGCGATTGCTTCTTTCTGCCAGTTCATGGGTATCATCCTCCTCTCTTCTGGATATGCAGCCTTTCGGTT